CTGTTCGTTTACCGTGTAAGTAATGTGGTAGAGCTGGCTCAGGATGACAGGGCGAACGCCTTTTTTGGACTCATCACCCTCAACTTTCTGAGGCAAGAGAAGCTGTGGAATATCTTTGAAGATATGTGCCATCAAAAGAAATTTAAGGACAAATATGAAAAAGTGGATTTATCCCCCCAGCGGCTGGAAGTACGGATTCCCCAGAGTCTTTGATACAGAAAAGGACGGGGACTTGTACGAATGGCTAGTAGCTAATGGTTACCCACAAGAAGAGATAGAAGATTTAGGCAAACACTTTTACGTGCGTCAATGGCTGACAGAGGAAGAAGAATTGAAGGACAAGTCATGTTCCAATGGTTAAAACAACATCAGCCTAGAGTCTATGAGGTAATTCATTACTTTAGGTTAGTGTTTGCTCACATAGGTATGTTCAGCCTCTTTGTGGCGGTTTTGTTTATGCTGGGCTATTGCCAAGAGGTTCCATTATGAGCGGCTGGCTACTTGCTGTTACGGGTTTGATCTACACGATTGTGGCGATTGATCAGGGCTACAAAGGTAATACGGGCATGGCCATCGCATATGCTGGTTATGCATTTAGCAACATTGGACTATGGAAAATGACATCATGAACGAAAAAACTAGCACAAGTCTTGCCGACTATGTTAAAATTGAACTTGAAGTTATAAAAGAGAATGAAGATGGCAGCGCCGATATCTTGTTAAAGAATATCGACTCTAAAGCCATCCAATATCTTTTAAATTATGCGTTTGTGAATATGCTGAAGAGTGCAATAGCCGAAGGTAAGTTGTATACACCAGGAGTGACGTATGAAGCAGATAGTAGTGACGTATGACGACCAGTTTGAGTTCCGAGAGGCCCACTATGCTCACGAGGCGTGGAGTGCTATCCGAGAGGCCTACCACGAGCTAAATTCGACCCAGCGTCGATTAGACAGTGAACGGATGGACGATGGACTCAACTACATCAAAGAGGTGCTGGAGGCCGCTCTATCAAGGATAGAAGAATGAACAGGTCAGATGTCATGATCGCCGCCATTGCAATATTCGTCATTGGATATTTGATTGGCGAGCAAATGGCCCACAAAGACGTGATGAACGTGATTTCAAAAATTTGTGAGGTGCAAGCATGACTGATGAGCAGATTCAATATTTGAGAAACAAATACGACTTTATTGCATGGGAAGAGAAGGGCGTCAACAGCCTTCTACTAGATGCATGTGATGTGATCAATCGTTTGTTAGATGAAATTGAAGTGTTACGTTCTGAAATTTACTTAAAGGAGTGAGTTATGACTGGAATGGCCCCCTGCATGGACGATTATTCGCCTGGCTTCGTTGCTCTCGGCTTCCCCTCAAAGGACGTAGAGTTTATGCCCCTGCTACAAAGCAGCGAGCGTAAGGTCTTAGACAAGCAAGCCGCCCTGATTGCTGCTAACCATCTGATCAACTACAGCCTGACTGGCCAAGCAATTGATCTAGAGATTGCCGAGCGGCATCTAGCTCTTATTTGAGCATTCCGAGGTCACATCTGTGACGCTCGACCTCACCGTGGTCACGGTGGTGGATAATAGCCACCATGTCTCTCCCAGCACGGTAACCATGCCCCGCAGCATACGCATCCTTAGCTGCTAGGGTTCTGAAGCTTTCACAAACAACGCCAGGGTACTCTCTCACCGACTGATGGTGAACGTGTCCTGTATACCAGTACCGATGCTTGGTCTGTCCCCAGTCCTTAGCGCGGTCACAAGCCATCACCCCCAACAACTGGTCATGCTTGCATGTATCGCCGTGTGTAGCCCCGATTAAGACGCTTCCAAAGCGATGGAACCAGAACTTTGAGGGAGACAGGTCTACAGTCACCCTAGGATTGTTGGAGAAATAGGCTTGGATGGTAAAGGCCAACGCCCAAATAGCCTGTGGATCGTGGTTACCCGCCACAAACCTGACAATGACCTCTTCATGCTTCTCTAAAGCTCGCAAGATAGAGTGTCTGTAGGCTTCTATACCTATGCCCAACACCTTCACAAAGCGGCTATCCACATCAAGCTGGTGCTTGTGGGCTGGGGTCTTATTAGACTGATCATTGGCGTGAAACACATCTCCAAGTGGTATAATCACGCATGTCTTTGTTTCAGGTGTACAGCTCATGAGCCTATCAACGGCACCAAGAGTCAAGTCACGAGCCAGCTCAGAATTGAAATCCTCTCCAGCCTCTTCAGCCCAAGCGTACATCCCAAAGTGTGGATCGCCAATCGGGATAACAGTTAAAGTATCATCACGCGAATACTTAGGCGCTTTAAGTATGGGAGACAGTCCTTTAATTTCTTGTGAAAGCTGCTCAATAACCAACTTGGTTAATTCTTCTCTCTTCTCCGCGTCTACTGTAGACTTTACCCACTGACCTTTAGGCTTGCCATCTTGATCGTAGTACGTAGAGACACCCTTAACCGTGTAGCCCTCGGGGACAACATGAGTCATGTCATGATCAGGGGAGTGGCCTCTGAAAGAAGCTTTCTTTTTAACTGAATTTAAAGCCTCATTGATTGTGTTCTTGCTAACCCCCAAATGTCTAGCTGCTGACCTAACGCTTCCATGTTTCTCTACAGCCTCCAAGTATTCCAATTGACGCACGGTGCAAAATTCGTATAGCGATGAATACATCAGGAACCTTTCAGTTTATAGGTACGAACAGGTGCGCGAGAGCCAGCATCATGCTTGCACACAAGCCTCACAGCTTTAACAGGATTGACCCAACCAAGGGCCTCATAAGTACAGATAGCAGCTTTGCCTCCGGTGCCGATAGCCTCAATGCCGCGGGAAATGGGCATAGGAATCAAGGACTTAGAGTAGTATACCAACGTGCCAGCGCCCATCACAAGCGCCTCGGAGTTAGAGAACTTAGGTGTTTTCCCCTTCTTGCCAATCTTCCACCACGACAAGAATTGAATAGACTCATCTACATCACCCGCAAAACCAAGGAGAAAACCCTTATGACGGTAGACCTTCTGACCAAACCAAATTCTGTCGCCATCAGTAATGGAGGAATCAGCCACCATAAGACCTAGCTTTAAATCGGCAATGATTGTTGTCATAGTGTCCCCAAAGTTAACCACATTTTAAGACGAGAAAGTTACAATGAGCGCATTTGATTGGAAAGGCCCAAGCCAAATCACCCCAGAACTCAAGAAATCAGCCATTACTTCACAGAGGTCTAGCAAGGCTCTAGACGAATCAAGGAGTAAGGGTAGCTGGGCCAACACAAAGTGGAAGTTGTCCAACAGAGGCGAGAAAAGACTACACACCAAACGCAACATGGGTTAAAATCAGCGCAAAGGAGTCATTGAGAGCATATGGCCAAGACAAAAGAAGTAACCACTAACTTAGGTGGCAGACCCACAAAGTACGACCCATCATTCTGCGACATAGCTATAGAGCTAGGTAAGCAGGGTAAGAGCTTCCACTACATAGCGGGAAGCTTAGGTGTTTCTTATCGCACTCTATGCACTTGGAGGACTGAGCACGAGGAGTTTCTTCACGCCTTAGAGTTAGCGAACACTCACTCACAAATGTGGTGGGAAGATCAAGGCCAAGCCTACCTCGTGGGGACTAAAGATAGCGGCAACATCAACGCATCACTGTATGGCAGATCAATGGCGGCACGCTTCCCTGATAGCTGGAGAGAGAACGTCAAGCTCAGTGGGGATAAGGAGAACCCTGTAGAGGTGAAGGTAGAGGCTCAAGGGCTAATCTCCGCGCTGATAGACAACATCGAACTCACTCGACAGAATGCAGGAACAACTGATTGAGACGCTGAAAGACCCCAAGTTCCAAAGTGCGTTTGCCACGCTTAGTATAGAAGAGCAAGTAGCAAGCGCATGGAGAATGAGGTGGTTGACTCAGGCTCACCAGCATCAGATCCTCCCCCATGGGGATTGGTGGTCGATTTTCTTATGTCTTGCGGGCCGCGGATCGGGCAAGACTCGTATGGCCTCGGAGCAAATTGGATGGTGGGCATGGAAACAACCCAACACCCGCTGGCTCGTAGCCGCCCCCACAAGCTCAGACGTAAGGGCGACTGCCTATGAAGGCGACTCAGGGTTGCTCAATGTCATTCCCAAAGAGCTTATAGCAGACTACAACAAGAGCTACCACGAGATCAAACTTGTGAACGGCTCACTCATTAAGGGCATCCCAGCATCCGAGCCTGAGCGCTTCCGCGGTGGACAATGGCACGGTGCTTGGTGTGATGAGCTTGCCGCTTGGGACTACCTGCAAGAGGCTTGGGATCAGATTCAATTCTCCGTGCGCTTGGGTAAGAAGACACGCATACTGTGCACAACCACGCCTCGACCCAAAGACCTGATCGTAGACCTCGTGGGCAGGGATGGAGATGATGTCTGCGTTACTACAGCCTCGACCTACACCAACCTATCCAACCTTGCCCCAAGCTTTCAGAAGCAGATCCTCCAATACGAAGGTACAAAGCTGGGTCGGCAGGAGATCCACGCCGAGATCATCGACCCTGAAGAGTCGGGCATCATCAAGCGGGACATGATTAAGCTATGGCCAACCTCTAGGGAGTTCCCCAAGTTTGAGTACATCTTGCAGAGCTACGACGTGGCCACTAGCGAGAAGACGGTGAACGACCCTACCGCGGCATCCACATGGGGCGTATTCAAGCCTTTAGACGGCCCTATGAGCGTTTTATTGATCGACTGCTGGCAGGACAGGCTACAGTACCCCGATCTGCGCCCAAAGGTCTTAGATGAGTACGAGGTGGTGTATGGAGAGGGACGAGAAAAGAAACGGGTGGACTTGATCTTGATCGAGGACAAGTCAGCAGGTATCAGCCTGATCCAAGACTTGCAGAGAGCACACTTGCCTGTAAGGGCGTATAACCCTGGCCGTGCTGACAAGATGCAGCGCTTGAACGTCATATCCTCGCTGTTCGCTAGAGGCAGAGTCTGGATGCCTGAGAGCAGCCAGCGCCCACGGTACGTTAAGGACTGGGTAGAACCCCTACTGAGCCAACTCTGTGCGTTTCCTGATACAACCCATGATGATTTCGTCGATTCGACATCCCAGGCCCTGCGCTTCCTGCGTGATGCTGGATGGATTGACATTGATGGCCCAGCCCCAGAGGCTTATGACGAAGACGATTACTATGACAGCGGAATGGCTAAACGGAAAGAGAATCCCTATGCAGTATGATGAGATAGTGACCACTCACTTATGTGATGGCAGGTTTGAGATAGTGGCTGACCACATAGCATTGAGAGAGCTGCTCAACGATCCTCTCAACGGTCAAGAAGCTATTGAGAGACTATGCGAGAGCCTGTCAACATGGATAGATAACCAATTGGACATTGATAACCTAATAGGTTAATTGACACCCTGTTGTTTGCCAATGTACAATGGCGTTGTTGTCGTCGTAGTCAACAAGATGAAGCCATTTACTCATGCCTCGCCCCGTTATGGGGAACTACGACGGGGCAGTAGTAAGTGGCTTTTTTGTTACCGAGACAGCCGTCAGGGCGCGTCAGCTAAATGGTCTGCATGGACTGAACCCAATAAACACCGCACTCGTTACACCCGCGAGCAAAAGGCGACCAGCGTTGATTGACCGACTGGTAAAGCATACGGTAACTCAGGTGGAAGAAACTAGGCCATATGTATAAGCGAATCAATCCCTCATGGGCACTTGGGATATACGAGCAACATATCGTACATTCGGAGCGGGCAGGATCAATATCCACCCTAGCCAAACCTTTGCTTAAAGAGTATGATGTAGTCCTGAAAGGTTAAAACCCAATGAAAAACTTTATTGAACTAAATGTTGCTGACGAATTTATCCTTCGTTTCTACAAAGAGCCAATTGGTAATGACCAGAACGTGTATGTGTTGCGAGTGACGGAAGAGATCATCAAGCTGATTCAAGATGACTTGGATGCTTGTGTGAAGCGCCGAGCTGGCGAACTACAAACACACTGAGGTTAACCATGGCCGATAAAGGCATCCCATTTGATGTTCCGACCCGCGCAAACCTTTTGCAGGGCCAGAGACTTATAGATGAGCAACTTCGTGAGAAGGCTGCTAGGGATGCCAAGCTATCGCCGCTAGACAAAGCCTATGCTGCTTTAGAGGCTGCTAGAACCTTTGGCTCTGGCATACTGGCTACTGTCGGATCGCTTCCTACTAGAGCCATTAAAGGCGAAGACGCCGCCCAAGAATACATTAACCAGCGTATGTACATCCCTACTACTGAGAAAGGCATGGACTATGTTGGTAATGTGGGTAACTTCTTAGAGCAACTAGAAACCAAATACAAGCTGCCTCCTGTTCTGCCTGAAGCCGTTGCTTTGCAGAACGTAATGGGGCCAGCCGCCAAACAAGCTACTAAGCAAGCAGCTAAGGCTGCAAAGCCTGTGGTTGGCCAAGCCCTTGAGGACTATATGTTTAAGCAGGGATTGGCGCTTCCCGCAACCGTATACCACGGCTCACCCCACAAGTTTGACAAATTTGATGCAAGCAAGATCGGCACAGGAGAAGGCTCACAGGCTTATGGGCATGGTTTGTATTTGGCCGAATCTCCAGAGGTGGCAAGGGGTTACAAAGACAAATTGCAAGGCGGTGTCCTTGGGG